TTAATCCCGTGAATGACGGTTGCATGGTCTTTATTGAATAGCAATCCAATGTGTGACAATGACAATTTCGCCATGTGCAATTGATGATACAAATAATATCGTTTGTAAATGATTGATTGATGGCGGTCGCGCCGTGTCAATTTGTATTTTTCGATGATGTCATAAACATTTGACATGAAATCGTTTGATTCGTTTGTTTCATTTTCCATCGCGTCCAAATGTTTCGTCATGATAATGTTCGCCACACAACCATTGGCGGGATTTTGTCCATTGTCCTTCGCTAAATCCGTCATCGTATCCCGATTCCCATGCGTCTGATATTTCATCCTTGTGTTTTTGTTTTGCTTGTTTCATTATTTCGGAATTCTCATTGATTCCCGATACCTCATTCATCAACCATTCTATGGATGATTGCTTTTTTTCCTTTGGTTTCATGATGTTGCTTTTTTGATTTCGCTGATTCGATTCACCAATAATGCATCGTAATTGTTCCACCATCGTTTGCGATCCGCGTGGGTGATTCCATGTGCGAATTGTGGTTTGATGATATTGGTTTGTTGTCCTGGTTGCTTGATGGTTCTTTTTGATTTCATTTCGATTCAATTTGTGATTGTAATTCCTTGATTTTATCAGCCATTTGAACAATTAAATTTTCATAAATTTCAACACTTGTATTGGATATTTCAAGTGACCTATTCAAATTATCAATTGACCTTTGCAATCGATTGATTTCGCGTGAATGTTCGATTTGGGTTTTGGTTTGTTCGTTCATATCCTTCGAATTGATTTGATTAATGAATGATGGCGGTCAATAATTCGAACCGCGTGTTGTTGGTCGTATGCGTCAACCTGGATCGTTTCCAATTTTCTTTTGAATGTTTTGGAACACACGTTAAAAAAACGGATTTCAAATTTATTCATGGTCATCATCAATTTCGGTTTCAATTGTTCCATTCCCATCGCATTCAATGCATTCGTCACGGAAGGGGATTGAATAATCCCCATCGTTTGTGTATCCTTCGATGATGCCCGTTCCATGGCATTCATTACATTTGATTTCGCGTGTCATAATTCCGTGATTTTTTTGATGATATCCATTTTGAATGAATCAATGACGGTTCGCGTTGAATGATATTCGGGTGTTCCAATGTGATGAATACCATTTTTGCACATTTGATTTTCCAAATGGTCAATTGATATTATCATGCTTGATAATGAATCAAATATTTCAACGATTTTCATTGATTTGTATCCATCCAATGTGACATGGTGTCCAATCAACGATTGGTGCAATGCAAATCTTTGCTTTTGTTCTTGTGTTGGTGTCATGATGTTTTGTGTTAAATTGAATATAAATAAAATACGATTGCAAGGATTGCGATGCCACAAAGCATTCCAATGAAGGATTCCATTTGTTCCAAATCGCGTGGGATAAATTGATTGATAAAGTTTTTCATTTGATTTGATGTTTTGTAAATGTGCGTTGTGGATGCGCACCCCCCGTTTTGTTTATTAATTAAATTTTATTGTTATTTCATTTTGATTATATCCAGATAATGATGTTTCTTTTTTTGCTTGATAAATTGCATCCTCTACGTCAAACGCGTAAATTGTTCCGCAAAAAATAATTGTTTCACCATTTACATTTGATGTATAGGTATATGTTTTAAACTCTTTGATTGATTCCATTTGTTCCGGATTGCGTGGGATAAATTGATTGATAAAGTTTTTCATGATGTTTTGTTTTTAGATTACCAACCAAAATTTGTTTTCCATTTGTCCCCATCATAACGTACCCATTGGCAAAGCGGATCACCATAAATTTCGCTGACTGAAAATTTGTAAATCCATACACTAAAAATGTCTTTTCGTTTCAACATTGTATTTGCTTTGCTTTTGGCTTCGACCAATGTTTGTGCATTTGCCCAATCAATTGTATCACCCGATTCGATTTGTGTTTTGTTTACAATTTTTTCCGCACCCTCGATGTTGTAAATAAATTTTGTTTTCATGTGTTGATATTTTGTTTTGTGCCTTATTGACCTTACAAAGATAAAAATTAAATTTGATATACAACACTTATCAAGAAAAAAAAGTGAAAAAAGATTGAAAAAAGATTGTATAAACGCAAAAACCCCCGTGGATACGGGGATTCTTGTGACCTAAATTTTCTACATGAAAAGAAAAAATACCTAATAAACTAAACTTGTGCGTTTGTAAATGTACTAAAATTCTTTTATCAAACAATACGTCACATCCTTTTGCGGTTGCAAATAATCCATGAATTGAACATATTTTGGTGTGTCGTTCACAACTTGACAACCCAACGACCATGCGCCGATGATGGATTTGATATCCTGGTTCGCCAAATTGTATGTGTTCGCGTGGAAATTAATACCGCAAATGACGGGTTTTGACGCGTTTTCCTCGATGCGGTCATCTTTATCCCCGTCACGGCTAATTAAAAACGTCCTAACTTGCTTTAATGCCCTCATTTTGCCCTTGTGCAATCCGTACCGCCAAACGTCATAATACCATTCGTTCGTTTTGATGACCGCAACACCCGCGGGATTTTGTGATTCGTAGTTCACCATTCCGTTTTTCCCCGCGTTGGTTGTTCCCGTTGTCACCATCACAAATTGTTCACCCTTAAAAAGATAAAATTTATCATCAAACGTATTGAATTGATCCAGGATTGATTGAACACCCAAAATCCAATAACCCGATGGAATCGATTTGAACGATGGTAATGATTTTACCTTTGTCAATAATTGTTTGTCCGTGTAATTTTTAACCATTTTTCGATTTCTTTTTGCCCCAAATGATGGACATGATTACGAACACAAACGAAAAAAATGCCGCCGCGATTTTTCCGTAATCATTGCGTTGATCCGGTGTTGCTTTTGGGAATGTTTTTTCAATGACCTTTTCAATGATGATGGTGTCGATTATGACCATGTGTTCATCAATGACCAATGGTTGCGAATGAATGACGTTTGTGTCGATGGTAATCGTCACCAATGGTTTTGCTTGTGCGCATCCAGTCCATGCCACAAACAATGCAATTATTGCGATGTTTTTCATTTTGATTTTGATTTGAATTTTGCTTTTATCCAATCAATGAAAATGTTGTATAAATCATTGACCATTGAATCCAATTTCGATGTGATTTCATTGGCAACCCAACCCACACAAAACGAAATCAGAATAATAAATTTAGGTGATAATGCCGAATAAAATTGTTCAATTACACCAATAATCGAGAATGTCAATATTCCCGCAATCATCATTCCCAAAATCACGGATGTGAAATGTAAACGCGATTTTAATCCTTTTAGCAATGCCCCAATCATTCCGACCGCCATTGACAACAAATCACCGAATTCGTTCAAAAATTTCATCCCTTATTTTTTATACAAATTTATCAATTACAATTGTGGAAATGGCAATCCCAATGAACCCGTATTTTGCAATAAAAACGTGTTTAATGTTTCAATTGTAAAATTTGCTTTTCCATCTGAATAATTAATCACATCCGCAAATGGAATAATGACGCGATACGTTACATCACGAATAATAAACGTATCATTTTCAGTTCGAAAAAATACATTTTTTAATTGAAATTCGGTTGTGTCATTTCCGATTTGAATCGTTAAATAATTTCCAATCACTTTTATCAAATTTGTTCTCATTTGTGGTTTGTTTGTTTGTTAATTTATCCGTTAAAATATGTTCTTTGGTTCTTTAATTTATCCGCAACCTTGCATGTCAATACGGCTTTGCGTGAAAATTGTTTGTATTCGATTGATGCTGATTCGCTAACAATTACGGGCACATCCAGGTATCGATATGAATGGTTGTGTGCATTGTAATCCGAAATAAATAATTCGTTTTCACTCAAAAGATACAAATCAACCAATGGTTTGATGATACATTCATCCTCTGGATCGGTCGTGATTTCGTAATCATTTAGATTCTCACGAATGACGCGTTTCATTTCGCGGTTGTTGTATATAATATTGTCGATTTCGGTATTGGGTTGACGGTTTCCGATGAACCCATGGAAACGATGTGTTGATTCAACATTCGAACCCGTGAAATTAATTCCTTCGACCTCATGATATCCGTTGAATATTGCCCGAACACGCGCCGTTGTCAATGCATTCTGGATTGTGTATTGTTGCAAATTATATTCGCCCCATGTGAATTGTCCCGCAACACCCGAAATGTTGAATGTTACAATCAATTCGTAATTTCCAACACCATCTGAAACCAAAACATCCGCCCAATTTATCGTTGTATAAAATGCATTTGCTTCATTTACGAATGCAATCGGTGTTGGTGCGTATGTTGCAACAACCCCACATTTGTATAATTTAAACAAACATGAATCATCAAATGATGATAATTTGATCCAGGCGGATGAAAGGTCATTTTTCCATGATTCCGTTCCGCCCCCCGCCAATACGATTTGTTCACAACAACAATCTTTTAATCCGCGTTTTTGTTCAATGAAAATTGGCGGAAATTTAATTGATTGGAAGTCAAACGCGGTTCGTTCTTCCATTGGAACACATCCACAATTCACACTTTCAGTTAATGCCGTGAAATCGTTTTCGATTTGATTCACCCAATCCGTACCAATTGGACACGTTGCATTGTAATCTAACGTCCAAAAAATAACCGAATCAATCATGTTCACAATCACCCATTGGGTTGTGTCCCAAAACAAACGGAATTCGTAAACCGTTGCAATAAAAATAAACTCATAATAAGCGCGACCATTAATCAATCCCAATGCGGTCACATCCCAAATGTTTTCGCGTGGATTGTTCAAAGTAACTTTGATTCCACAATCACAATTCAATTCAATTGCGGGACACAATTCGGTTGTGAATATTGAAAATGATTCACCAACAATCCAAACGGGGATTGCCGCAATTGGACATTCCGCGTATGTTGATTTGATATTTGCAACGAATATTGTTCCGCCCAATCCATCGGTTGTGACATACCAATTGTCAAACGGATCGTGCCACATGGTATATGTGACCGCATCAATAACCCAAATAAAATAATTGTATCCGTTGTATGTTCCAACCGCGTCAACCTCGATGGTTTGCGTCAATCCTTCTGGTTCGAATTGATATGTTATTTGTATGCAATTGCACATGATTACAATTGATTAATGGTGACAATCACGGAAGGAATGGCGGGATGTGGCAATGCCAAATCAGCTGATTGATACAAAATATCAATTGCATCATCTTGTGACCACATGATTTGAATCGCATCCGTTGAACCAATATCAATGAAAAAATTCCATGCGGCAACCAATTTTCCCGCATTTGCTTGTACACTTACATGTGTTGCGGAATTGGGAACGTCCGTCCCATTTTTTCGCAACCAAATTGATATCGTTTTTGATGAACCGCCCGATGTTCGATTAAATTGTGCGCTGAATTGTACATTGTACACACCTGGATCGGCAACACTAAACAATGTTTTTTTCACAAAAATATCCGTACCTACAAAAACACCATTATTGAACGAATCAGATGATGCCGTTTCCATTGCTTTGATTGATCCAGATGCACACGTTTGTGTGGATAAATCGTAAAATGAACCGAAATTTTTATTTCCCGCCCATGCTTCAACTTGTGTTCTTAGATTCGCACCGCTTAATTTGCTTGATTTGTATCCCACACCATCCCATGCATCCGAATCAAAATAATCCAAATCATTGATTGCAAATATTTCGTTTGTGTATTGATTGATTTTTATTCCCATTATGCTATGATTTTAAATTGATTGTCCGTTGTGATTTTTTCGTCATCCCTGGTTGTGACCTTCAAAATGTCTTTTGATATTGTGCAACCTTTTATTTTTATCGTAAATTTAACCCCATTTGTCAGATTGACCAAATTGGGATTGAAATAGCATTCCATTCGTGCGATTTCGGGTGATGGATATGTGATTGGTGTGATGTCCCCAATTCCCCCCGTTAATGGTGTCAATGGATTGTTCGGATTTCCATCATATCCAACCGCCGATGATGTCAAAAATCGCGGTGCATTTTCGTATGGTTCGATTGTAATCATCCCCCAAATATTCGTTGCATCCCAAATTGTGCCATTGGTCAATTCATGATATGCAACAACACGCATCAATTCATTTTCAACAACGACACCAACAACATCATTTGTTGAATCGATAATCAATTCCATCGTTTGGTCAATGTCATAATTTGACGAATAATTTTTCAACGTCAAATTGTTGTCAAAAACGTATGCCAATCCGCCCGTCACCGCTTCGCAATGCAATCGAATCGACCAATCACCCGTGTTCGCGTATGGAAACCAATTTCGCGTTTGTTCAAAGGGATAAAAATCGGCATCCGCGTTGATTTGCGCCAACCAATATTCCCATCGATACAAAAATGGCAATGTAAAAAATACCCCGTAATGCGAAATTGTGTCATCCACCGATGACAATTCCAACCTTGAATCCCTTTTATCAGATGTTGTTGGTAATTGCGTCAAAATTGGTTGTTGCTGATAAATGATTTGGTTTGTTCCGTTGAATGGAATGGATGACAAATCAAAAAATGCTTGATGCAAGGTAAATTTTTCGCCCGTCACATCGTTAAATGCTTCGATGCGCCCCGTAAATGAATCGTAAATCACACCCTTTTCGAACAAAAATACCCCCGCGAATTCAATATCATCCTCGATGTCACCAACAAATCCCGTTGTTGAATCCGTGATGTAATCATAATTTTGTCCATGGTCGAAAAATGTCGATTTTGCCACCAACAATTCACCCGCAACGGGCGGTGATTTGGTCAATTGTCCCGAATAAATCAATAAATTAATGTTGTCAATCTTTGCCCAAATGTACATAGTTCTATCACCGATTTCGCGTCCATCAATGAATGCCGTAAATTCGGGATTTGGTGTGAATACAAAATCAAATGTGGTGATTGAACCCGCCGTTGTTGATCCGGTGATATTTATTGTCCATGCCGCACCATCTTCGTTTAATTGTGATGAAAATGCCGAACCAAATCCCAACGCGGTTGATGGCAATACCATCGACAATTGCGATTGTGAAAATGGTCGATTGCGATAATACGAATCATCCAATGAAAAATACGCGCCACCAATTGCCCAATCCGTGGATGTCCAATCAATAACAAATTGCCCCGATGTCGGAATCGCATAATCCAATGATGTGATTTGTTGAACAATTGTTCCCGATGGTGTGCCAATGTTATATGCCTGGTTAAACCATCCCGTGTTCGCATCTTCGGAAAATGTGAATGTCAATTGATTATATGGTTCACCCAACAAAGATTGCCAATTGGTTTGAACAAACAATTTTAACGCGCCCGATGTGTCGAACGATGTTTGATTGTATTGTCCCGCCTGGATCACAAATAAATTTAATTGATACGACCGAACGTCATTTGGATATGTTGTGTTGTCCGTAATGTCAACGATGCAATCAAATTGCCCCGAACGATTTCCAACTTGTGTTCCCGAAATTGTGTCACCCGTTGTTGTTCCCGAAATGTCAAATGTGAATGTTGTGACCTCGCCATCAATCAATGAAAATTTTGTCCCCGTTGCGCCGTTTGCGACATGGTTCAAATTGACAATCAATCCTTCGCGTTTGCGTCCCGTAACCGTCACCCGTAAAATTTCCCCCGCGGTGAAATCATACCAAACGGGAATGGAATTCACATCCAATTGGTTCGCGGTGACGTTGGTCACGGATGTGGTTGTCGATGAAATCACCGAACCGCCATTTGTGTACACGTTAATTTCGACAACATCCCCAATGCGGAATCCCTCATCAAGAAAATTCCCCGTTGCCCAAATGATAATGTTGTTGATTGGATCAAGGGAAAAATTGTTTGCGCCGCCCGATTGAACACGAATCGATTCCGTCAAATCAAATTGAACCGCGATTTGGTCACCCGCATTGGCTTGATAATACGATGTTAAATTGCTGAATACATCAACAAATTGTTTATTACTGATTGATATCGGCATACTTTTTTTGTAGGTTGTTGATTAATTCCGCATCACCTTTTTTCAATGCATCCAATGCGTTTGTCACATCGGCTTGAATGGGTGCGACCATTGCCATTTGTTCGGGTGTCAATTGTGACATCAATTGTGATTGTTCAATTTTCACGCGATCCAGGATGACCGCCAATTGTTCAACCGCTTGTTTTAAATGTTCCATTTTAATCGTTAATTACTAATGTATTCACTTTGCCCGTTGAATAATTGTTCCGTTCGCGATACGTTATTTGCGCGAATGATTTTTCATCAATCCATTCGATTCGTAAAATTTCACACATGATGCCATTTATTTCAGCAAAATTATTGTTTAACAAATTTACGAAATCGGATTGCGTCATTCGGATACGCGCTTCATTTTTTATCACATAATCATTCAATTGGATTTGGTTGATGTAATGAAATTTCCCCCAAATTGCCCTCGCGGCAATGTAATCCAGATAATCCCCTTGTTGTTTGCCATTTACACAATACAATAATTTGGTTGTTGTGAAATAATTTTGCGACACCATCAACACACCGATTCGGCTTTGGATTTGTGACGCGAAATTTGTTCCGCCGCCAAAAATACCCGTCAAAAAATCGATAAATTCGAACATTCCTTTGACTAATTTTTCCAACCAATTCAATGATTCTTTTCGCGCACCCATCGCAAAGGGAATGTTGACATCATTCAATCCTTTTATACACACCAAATCCGCATTCACAACATTTGTTGGTTCGGTTGAATATTCCGCATCATGGTAATTGTAAATTTTATCCATGGTGTGGATGTCCATCGTATCCAAATTGTAATGGATGTAATATCGTTTCCAAACATCATCCGTATTGTATGAAAATTCATCCGTTCGTTCCGCTTGAATATTCAATGCGGGGATTATGTTATTCGGTGTGACGTTTGCCCACCAATCGCGCCGTTGAAATTGAACAACACCATCAACAACGCGTGTTCGTGCATTGAAAATTGTTTCCGCCGCATCGAATAATGTTCCAATCGTTGGTGTCGTGTCCGATGATGATGGAATACCTTTGTTAAATGGGGCGGTCAATTCTTCGGGAATCCATTCGAAAATTGATTTGCGATTGCGAACCAGGGGAACGGGCAAAATTGTGTAATTCGGAAATTCAATTTCCAACGATGATTCAAATGTGTATCCCAAATGTTCGCATCCCACACGCATCAAATCCCAAATTTTACATGCTAATAAATTTCGAACGGGCGGAAAAATCAACGCGTAAAATTTCGTTGCCATCTGGATCACCGCGACCAATTGCGCCGCAATAAACACAACTTGCGCGGTCACATTTAGAATGTATGCGATGATGTCACCAACATCAACGGAAGGTGTCACACCCAAATTGGGTGTCGATGCTTGAATACCTTGTGAAATCGTTGTCGTTAAATCCTTGATTGATTGAATCAATGCGGATGTCATCATGTACAAAGTAATCCCCGTAATCAATGCCAATTCCGTTTGATTGTCTTTTATTATCACATACGGGACATTGAACGTGGGGAATTCAACCCCTTTTTTCAACATTAATTCCCATGATGTACCCGCGGCATTGTCGTTAAAATTGTCAATTGCTTTGCGCCGTTTGATTTTTAATTCGCATTCAAACGATTTAAACGTGTTGGACGGATCGGTCAAATCAATGTAATAATCCAATGTGACACCGCCCGATTCGACCGAATAGGGAATCCCTTCAAATAATCCAATCGTTTGAATGTGTTGTTTAACCATGTCGTATGCTTCGCGTGGCAACACAACGGAATCAATATTCAATGACAATTCATCGGGATTTCCTTCAAATGTGGACACGACACCGATGGAATCGCGGTTGCGCGGTGTGATTTCAACACCATTTAGTAAATGCCTCATTTCCTTACTTTGTAACGGTTAAATGTATGCGTGTTCCCAATCCTGGTTGTCTTAACAATTTCCATCATGGATTGCGTTATTTCCCCCAATTCAATGTTGGTTTCTGGTTTGTTTTGAATCACTTGTTTCAAATCACGCATTTCATTCACCAACACCGCCAATTGCATTGATTCCGCACCCTTGTTTCCGCGAACCAATTTCCCCGCTTGATATTCCATTGCCATTTTCGCCAATGATTCATTCGACATTGAACCGATTTGTTCATTCAATGATTTCGGAACAACACGTTCGTTCGGGTGCAATACTGAAAGGAATCCACCTTTGCCGTCCAATCCGCGACCATTTGTCCCCGTGTCTTCGATACCTTTATCAAATGTCGGAAGGGATGAAATGAATGTTTGCAATAATGCCGTTTCCATCATGGTTTCTTGTAATGGGTTCTTTGATCCGGATGCAACCTTTGCCGCATACGTTGAATAAACGGATTCAGCTAATTTGATACGTTGTTGACGGCGCATTTCCTTTTCTTTCCGTTGGTTCGCTTCATTGATGATGCGTTGTTGTTCCGCCAATGATTCCTTTGCGCTGATATTTCCATTTGCCGCCAATTCTGAAAGGTTGTCATATTGTTGTTGCGCCGCTTCTGATTCTTTGTCCAATTGGGCAATCTTTTTTTCGCTTTGTTCCACAAAGAAATTCGCCGTTTGTTCCGCCATTTTTGCTGAATCTTCAAACATTTTCTTTTCGGTGTCGATGTATTCCGCGGCGAATTCATTTTGCGCCGCCAAAATATCCGCATCCGCTTGTTTTTCCAACAATGCGCGTTTTGCACCGCTATCCGCATTCGCTTCCAAATCCAATTTCAATTGTTCCTGGATCGCTTTTATCTTTGCATCGGTCAATTCCTTTTGTGCCTTTGCAATTGCTTCCGTATCCCCCTTTTCTTTTGCCCGTGTCAATGCCATTTCAGCATCCAAAACCGCAATATCCGCCGTAATCAATGCGCGTTCCTTGATTGCGTTGTTGATTGCTTCCATTTCATCCACATCAACCGCCAATTTTTGTGCTTGATACCATTCAAATGTTGCTTTGGTCGCTTCATTTGTGTAATGTGCTATGTTTTGCAACAATTCAATTTGTAGTTTGGTTTCTTTTGTTTTTTCTTTTGTGACCTTGACCGCCTTTTCTTCGACCACATTTTCTTCGGCAACAACTTCATTCTTTTTTTCAATCAGCATTGCGCGTTCTAATAATTTTGATGCTTCATCTTCATAAACTTTTGATTTGTCGCGTATCCTTTCAGTTTCTTCGCGTATCAATGCGATTTGGTCTTTTTTAAATTTGTATGCCCCCATTCCTTTACGAATGTTTGCGATGTCATCTTCAGTTTCAATTTCGCGTTGTTTTGCATCCGCGGATGCTTCAGCCGCGCGGCGGAATAATTCATCGGCTTGTGCGCGTAATCCAACACTTTCAATGTATGCCTTTGTTTTTTCACGAAATAATTTTTCCGCTTCATTTAAATTTTTAGCGCGACCGAATGAATCACCCAATGTATCATTGTATTTTTTTAATGCTTCTTCCTTCGAAATCACACCATTTTTTGCCATTTTAAATGCATTTCCAACTTCCATTGTAATCTTTATTGCACCCGCTTGTGCTTGACTATAACTTGACAATGTTTCATTATATGCTTGTTGACTTGCACTTAATTCTTTTTGACTTGCAAAGTATGCGTAAACCGCCGCCGATAATGCCGCCAATCCCGCAATCAATGCAACAATTGGCAATGCTTTCATTGCTTTGCCCAATCCAGACGTTGCAACCGTTGCCCCTTCCGTTGCCGCCGTTTGTCCAATGGTGACCGCCGTGTCAACGGATTTTGCGGTTGTGAACAATCCCATTTTTGCCGCCGTTGCCGCAAATGCCGCGCGAATTTCGGTCAATTTATCACCCAATCCGCCCAATGTTTCCAATGCATCACCCAATCCCGCCAATGCTTGTAATCGCATCATTGTTTCCATAACCGCTTCCGATTCAACACCCATCAATGCCATGGATGATTCAATCCCTTGAAATGCCGCAACACCAATTGAACCAACACCCGCAATCCCTTTGGATAATGTTTCAACCGCCGTTCCCCCCGTTGCTTTAATGACCGCTTGTGTATCGGAAATTTGGTCTTTAAGGTCACCCGCCCGTTGCGCCATTTCAGCGAATCGCGGATCGGATTGTTCCATTTGTTGCAATGCTTGTGTTAATTGACGCAATTCCAATTTCAATGATTTCGTTGCGCCCTCATAATTCCCCACATTGCGAAAATTGTCACCAACGGTTTTATCAATCCCCTTTAATGCATGGTCACCATCTTTTGCGGCTTTGGTCACCTCACGATATTGTTCTTCCAATTTTGCGTATGCCGCCGTATTTTGTTGCCCCGATTTTTCCAATTGCAACATCGATGCCGCCAATTCTTTTGACTGATTTTTTAAATCACGGGTGTTTTTTTCCAATTGCTTGTATGCGGATGCTTCATTTGCCGCCGCTTTTGCGACCTTTTCCGCCGCTTTTGCCGCTTGTTCCTTCGCCTTTGCTTCGGCTTGTGCGGTTTTCAATGCTTCGGCTTGTGCCTTTGATTGTTCACGTTGCGCGATGGCGGCTTGTTTTTCCGCTTCGGCGCGTAATTTTGCCAATTCGGCGGCATCCTTTTGAACCTGGTTCGCTTGTGTCGTTGCTTTGGTGAATTCATTTATTCCCTTTGTCGAACCAAAATCAGCATTGCCGATGGCGTTTTTCAATCCTTCGGCGGTTTGTTTAAATTCCGCGTTTAATTTATCAATTGTTGATATCGTTTTTTCAGCTGATTCGCGTATCCCTTTGAAAATGTCTTCATTCTCAAATAAATCATTTGCCTTTATTTGCTTTGCCATATTGGTCAATTAATGTAAAATATTCCCTTGTTGTGATGTTTTTGGAATTTATCCAATGCCCAATCCATTTTGATAAATGAATCAACATTTGGTCAATACTTATTCCATCACCGCGATTTGCCAACATCGAATCAATTTTTGCAATGGCAATTTCAATTTCGGTCAATTTAAACCGATTGCCCGTGATTACAAAATCACATTCCAATATTGCCCGTTTTTTCATCGCGTCAAATAATTTTTTTTGTACGTCTGATAATCCGAATTCACGGATGTAATCATCGTAAATTTGTTGCCATGCTTCGATGTCATGTTCGGGTGATCCAGGAATACCAATTCGCGTGAATTCCAATTTGCCATTGTGGCATTGAATCCAATTGAACAATGGCATGTCATCAATCCCCTTGTAATATTCGCGCGGCTTCGATTTGAAACCTTTGAACCAATTCATTTGCCAATCGTGTTTTGTTTTCATCCGTTAACCCAATAATGCCATCACCATATTCCGCGAACAAATCGGTTGTTTGTCCGAATTCATCCGTTTTCATCGGATCGGCATCAATTTCAATTGCATCATCCAAAATGGTCATCACCATGGATGTGTAAAATGCGCCCGTATCATATAACGTGTATGGTGTTCCAATTGCCTTTTCGGGATTCAACATTGCCGTGTATGCGGAATATGTTCCGATTATTTGTCCCAATTCATCTACACCATCGGCGAATAATTGTTCCCATCGTATCCAATCCAGGATTTCGGTTTGAAATTGTTCATCACGGAACACCTCGCGCCATACATCCGAAAATATCAATCCCCGTGATTTTAACAACAATTCCCCCAATTTCGTTTGCATCAAATCGAACATACCACAAAGGTAAAAAAAAGGGACGCATGATTCACGCGTCCCCTTTGTTTGTTAGTAGCAACCAATTATTCGTTGGTTTTCGGTTTTGATTTCCCTTTTGGATTGGCTTTGTCCCATGCAATTTTCACAATATCCTTTCGGATGTGTGCAAAAAATGCTTGACATTCAACCAATGAAATCCCCGTCAAATGTTCAACGGCGAATTCGATGCTTCCAACCTTGATATGTGCCATGATTACAATGCTAAAAATGTCACCTCACCATCATAACCAGGTTTAACAACCGATAATATCATTTCATCACCCGTTGTTTGTGCAACAAATGTGAACACATATGTTCCCGATGGTGCTTCACTAACTGAAATTGAAACGATTGATGACGTATCATTGTTGAACAATTCAAAATCCGCGGCAACCGCCCCAACAAATTGAATTGGATTCAATGCCGTGCCATATTCCAATGCCAATGTCGCTTGATATGTGGTTGAGGTTGATCCAGGAACGGAAAAAATCACATCCAATAATCCCGTTAAATCGTTGAAATTGATTCCCGCTTCCAATGGTGTAATCATGTACATCGTTGATTCGTCAAACAATCGGTCGAAATCAAAAGTGACCATGATTTTTTGCGTTGTTGAATCCGTTGCGAACACGAATGTTGGATTGAATGAAGGATTATCAACGGGGATTGGATACAATCCACCATTCACCTTTGAACCAACCAAATTTCCATTCACATCAACGATGTAAACACCGAAATCAACACAACGATTGTTTTGTAATTTACCCAACAATGTTGGTGTGGAATCTTCAGCCCACAATTCACCGCTGAAAGACCTTTTGCCTTGACGCAAAAACACCATTCGTCCCGAATTGGCTTCCTCGAATTGTGAATCCGCCTTTGGCAATTCAACATTTTCGAAATTTGGTAACGGAAACCATCGTTTTGATGCATCCGCTTCATTGATTAAATCATCCCATGTTGGAAGGGGTGACGTTAAATCAATGTAGTTCAATGTTCCGTCATTTGCTTTTAACGGTACCATTATCAATTTTGATGTTACACTTTGCAGTGGAACACAATTCGGACGTCCCGTGTTGGACAATCCCGAATTACAATTACATCCTAATGCCATATTTTCTAAATTTTAACATTTACAATTTTGTTTATACTTTGTCAAGGTGACACGCATTTCAACCCCGCTTAAATTTGCATCCAGGATGTTTTTAAACACCCCTTGTTCTTGTTCCACACCAAACCGCGAAAATGTGATGATTTCGTATTGGTCAATTGTCTGATATGACCTGGATCGCGCAACCGCATCCATAAATTCATTCGCCAAATGTGACATTGGCATCACAACATTTGACCGATGGTCACTTGTGTAATATTGTGTCACGTTGGTTTCATCCAGGAAAAACAATCGCACATCCGTTTCGAAATCAATCGTTGATTCGCGTCCGTATGATTTGAATCGTATTAATTCCAACAACCAAATGACGGGTGTTTTTGCCATCAATGAATTGGTGACCTTTGACCATTCGTTGTTCGCGGCGATTTTTGTACCCGACAAATAAAATGGACACGGCAACAATAAAACATTTGATGGCGGTTCGCCCGTTGGATTTGTTGGTAAAGGTTCTAAAATCAACCCATCATCAACAACCGCAACAATGGTGAACGAATTCCCCGTTGTTTCATCCATGATAATTTTTCCAATACGCGCCCATTTAAGGTTGCATGACACCCAAATGTTCGGATCAACATCATCATTTAATTCGCCGTAAATATTGCAATCAATTGATTGAACCAATATACCAACCTCATTTGCGATGTCCGTCATCATATCCAATAATTGAATTGTTTATGAACACCCGAAAAATTGTTGTAATTGCCAATCCCGATTAAATCAACGACCAATATCGCGTCATCATTTCCGCCCGTAATGGTCAACACATCACCAATTTGATAATTGATTCCCTTGTTGGTGAAATATGCCGTATCAATTGCGCCGCCCGTTTCATTTATTGAAACCAATGCACCCGATCCGGAACCGCCCGTGACGATGACATTTTGCGCGTCAACATATCCCGAACCTTGATTTGTGATTGATGCGCTTACAATTTGCCCCGTTGGTGCGTTGAAATTATTGACGATGTGTCGTTGAATTGCGCGATATGTGCGAATTGATTCATTGTATCGTGCATACATCATTGAATACAACGTGGACACATCCGCCGAATTTTCGCCCGTTGGACGTACATTCCCGTTGATGGTCATTTGGTTCGTTAAATCTTTGCAATACTCAAAATAAACGAATCCTTTCAGCATGTCAATCAACCCATTCGACACAATCAATGTGTTGAATGCAATATTTTCATGGAAGGGATTGAACAAATATTGAAAATTTGGTGAAATTGGGATGTTTAAAATTCCCATATCCCCAACATATTCATCGTACATTTTAGCACCGAACAACTGCATCATGTACAAAGGTTCGTATCGGTCAATGTAATCCTGGATCGTTGCGTTCGCATACATTCCCGTATGCAATGCAAATTTCCCATTAAAATCGTTCGGTGTCAAATAATACATCGTCTATTTTTTTATGCGTCCAAATCCTCGTTGAATGAAATATTTCGCCAATTTCCCCGCAACCTTGAAAATTTGACCTTTACCCATGTGCTTCGATTTTCCATTGGATTCGAACTCATAAATGGATTGGTCATCGATATCAACATTGATGGTCAATTTATCAGCTGTTTTTTCGACATGGATATCAACTTTTTTCGTATCCAAATCCGCGCGAATGTCCCCGTTGACATCCTTTTCGATATTCAAATCGATGTTGGGTGTGTCAATGTTGATGGCAACATCGCGTTTTGGTTTCCGTGTGCGTTTCTTATTTTCCATTTGATGCAAATAAACGGGGGATTTGCGTCCCCCATTAACATTTAATTAGTCGTTGATTGCCGCCTTTGCGGTTGTGAAATCACCCGTCACAAATGCGAACACTTGATTTGCTTTCACATAATGAACCAAACGCGCTTCCGCCAAAATGGTCACCATATTACGTTGAAAATCATCATTCACATATCCAACTTGCATGTTAACATCCTCACGAACACGAACATTTGATTTCGTCATGTCACCAACAAGGAAATCACCCGCGGCGATATTTGTTGTTGAAATGATTGGTAATGTTGCAACCGTTTGAACACCATTTGAATCAACCAGGAACATCGGATATGTATATTCGCCCGTATTGGTTTTTGTCAATTGCATTTTTGCAACATCATTTGGATTCAAAACAACATGCGTTGGTTCGAAATTAGCCGATTGGATTTGTGCAATTGCAACACGGATCACATCCGTTTCATTTGCCAAAGGAATTGAACCCGCGAATGAACCCGCCGCAAATGTTTGTGCGTATCCAATCAATCCGTTAATTTCCGAACCACCCGCGCCATTGATTAATGAATCTTCGATTTGTGATGCGATTGCTTCCATCAAATCCGTGTTGATTTCTGATTGGATGAATGCCAAATCAGACAACATTTCCTTTGAAATTTTGATTGTTCCCGCTACCTTTTTAACCTCTTCGGATACCTCTTCGTATGTTGGGGAAAACAAAGTTTTTTCGATTGTTTCACCCGTCCAATCAGCACCAATTGCGTTTGTTTGTGTGATGTAAACAACATATTTTGATGTTGTTGTTCCGCTATTCACAACGTTTCGAACCTTGATGATTGGTCGTTGAACGCGGTCAATGCCCAATTCCAACGTTGACAATGCAACATTTCCCGTGTATGAATCAACAATCGATGTGTCCCCCATTGCTTTAACATTCAAATTGAATGTTTGCCCTTTTTGTACTGAATCAAGGATATCGGAATGCTTTTCAGCAAATGCACCCGCCAATGTTTGCAATTTTTTTGGTGCGTTGTTTACTGCCTTTTCACCCATTGATTCCAAACGTCCTTCGAATCGTGCGATTGCCTTTTCGATTTCCGCGCTTTTTTCGTTCAATCCCTTCAAAGATTCAACTTCATTTTTTAGGTCGTTAACGTCACTTTTCGTTGCCGTTCCTTCCATTTTTTCAGTGAACATTGTGTTTAATTTTTCCACAACTTGTTCTGGTGTCAATGTATTTTCCATTGCTTTTTTTGTTTGTTTTTAATTAATTGATTTGATTACTTTATCCCAATCGAACGATCCAGGTTGTTCAATCGGCTTTGCTTCATTCGAATGCTTTACATCAAGCGGTTCGATGGATGCAAGTGACAACAATTGCCCGTTCAAAAATTTTAATTTCATTTCCATGTTGTATAGACGTTCATCCGTCCCTTTGCCATTCACCAATGCTTTGATTAAAACATCGATGTCATTGGATACCTTTTCAAAATACGATTTGCGTTCCTCTGATTTCATGACATCAACAACGGGTGTGAATTCATTCGCCCCGAATAACACCGCCGAACCTTCATATAATTGAACTTCGGTGATGTTCCAAAATCCAATCCCATCGGGTGCGCTTGTATCCTCGATGAATCGCATTTTGTCCTTCATGTATTTAAAACCAATCGAATGTTCACGGATTATGCCGTCCTGGTAATCGTTCCATGCGTCATTTGCATACGATGAATGTCCCAATTCAGCAACCGCGAACAATCCGAATTCATCCTCTTGTAATGTAAGGAATTTTCCAATTGGTTTTTCCCAATCGTGGTTGCGTAAAAATGCAATTTTTCGGTTTGATTCTGAATTGACACCGCGTTCCAAAATGGATTTTGCAAATGCGCCCTTCTGGATCATGTCCATATCGGAATCAATCACCCCAAATTTGGATAAATAAATTGCGACCTCACGTTTCCCCGCGTCCATTTCTTTGATTTCGAACGCGGATTTGGTGCTATATATGTTCGTTTCTTTTCTCATTATGCGTTGATTTGTGGCGGTTGTGGTGATGTAATCATTGCCGATGCAATCGATTCACTATACCCGTAATAATTTACCAATGTGTTGATGGCGGTCACGCGATCCATTTGCCCCGTTGAAACGGCGGTGTTCAATGCGATGATACCATCTAATCCCCCAACGGTTCCCCTCAATTGGGTTTGCGCTTGTGCCAATCCCGCCGCTTGTGCGGTTGCCGCGTCAATTTTCATCAATTCAATGCCGAATTCCGCCGCGTATTGTTCCGATGTGATTACACCATCACGCAACATGGTTGAATAATTATTCACACGCGCGGTCATTGCTTGTTCCTTTGACACCTCATCATCTTGTAAAACGGGCAAATGACTGAAATCAGCAATCAATTTGTATCCCTCATCCGTCAATTTGAATTGTTGCATGATGGTATCATACATTTGTTGCGTTTCGGGGATGATGGTATCGGTGTAGCACATCCGGATCGAATCTTTTACGTTGCTGAATGTTGCCCCTTTATCAGATGAAAATAGATTGTAATTCAATCCGTATGCATCGATAATGGCTAATTTATCCGCGGTCAATTCTTCGAATAACATCAAATCCCGTGTGGGATATGACATCGGTTGCCAATTCACTTGTGATTCGGTGATGATTAATTCATCCTTTGAACGTGAATACCAATCGCGTTGAATCTCTTGTTTTTCTTCGGGTGTCATTGGAATCGAACCACCGATGTCAGATTTTTGAGCCGAAAGGATACCAATCGCGCCGATATTTTCAAGCAATACATTCCTTTTATGATACGATGCTTTGATGTTTGACAATGGATATTTCAACGCGTCAATCTTTGACGTTGGTCGAATCAGATTCATCCCATCGGCGGTTGTTAAATAAACCACATCGTTGATGTCCAATTTTTCAAACGATTCATTGTCATATCGAAATCGGAAGGAATCAATCAAACCGTCCACATCCATTTGTTTCAATGTGCGTCCCGTTGTGCTTATTTCCATTTTTCCCGATGGCAATGTCACCATGATGTTGCGTTGATTGAACGAACGTAATGGTGAATAGGCAAAGGAATTGGAATATAATGCGTCATTGACTGACAATGAATATACGACATCCGACCATGATTGCATTGGGTTTGGTTTCTGGATCAAGTCCAACAACCAATGATTTGTCACTTTATTCCCATCGCGGTCAAACATTACAGGTTTGTTCGATGACATCATGGATGCGCGTTTGTCAATCACCGCCCGTAATTCGGGAATGGTCATGAACAATTCCCATGCGTTTTGTGTATCAATCCAAACGGCGGTTTTTACACCCCACAATTGATTTGCGGTCGGGAACAACCGCCGCATCTGGTTAATGTATCGGTTCTCGCGATTCGCGTTGACACCGAAAAATGCGTCCCAAAAGTTTATTTCCACATTATTTTTGGATTGGTTTTAGCAAAGTTAATGCAAATTTTTGAACATTGATACCATAAAAATTGACAACCCCGCGATACAATCGGGCGCATCATCGTTTTTGTTCTTGCCTTCCTTGCTAAATGACAACACATTTTGGATGAATAATTCCGAATGATTGTCCCCATTTTTAACGAATTGCAAGGTGTGCATGATGAATGCGGATTGCATGATGATCCGGGTGATTTTGTTCGTTGTGTTGTTGACTTGCAATATCCGTGTTTTGGTCAATGTTTGCAATTGACGGGCGAACATTGCACCCATGTTGTTCGATTCAACGCGGCAATATGTGACGTTCCATCGTGTTAATTTTTCCGCGCACATTGGCAATGTCACATCGGTGTTGTCACGGGTGAACACATAATCAACAACGAATGGTGTGTTTTTAATGATGGCACATATTGCCATGGCGGTGTAATCCGTACCCTGGTCGCTAACATCAATGTATGCAATCGTTCCTTCGATGGGATTGGTTGCCGTCATTGCTTCGAATTCTGATTTGTCAATGAATTGTAAATCGGCGAACAAACGTCCTTTCATGTCAACGGGTTGTTGCTGATATTCCGCCAACCATATTTCGTTTGCGGTGCGTAATCGTTTGATTTTATATTCATCCGATGTCATGACGGCATCACAAAATGACACATCGTTGTGATCCAGGGCGGGAACGATGACTGATTGTTCGTATTGATTTTGCCCCATGTTGCGACCAATGACATCATTCAATGACCAACGTGTCCCAATGTCGATGCGTGAACATCCCGATTCGAATCGTGAATCGTGTGTTGATTCCTTCCATTGGATTATTCGGTCGTTAACCGTGTCCGACAACGCATCCTCGATGCCGCGATAAAGGTCATCCGTGATTGCGACATTGGACGCACCGAACCCGATGATTGTTCCCCCAACACCCGCACCAAAATACGATACCATTTTTGCATGATTGGTGTTCCAACCTTGTAAATTTGCTTTATCATCTGACAATTGGACATCGGCGAACACACGTTTAAATCGGTCGTTTTTCACGATGGCGCGAACGTCATACGAAAATTTAAGATACAATGTCGCGGTGCATGTGTTGCGCATCACGGATTTTGACGGGTTGCGACCAATTGTCCATGCACAAAATAACGACGTAATGTAACTTTTACCCGCGCGTGGGGGCATGGATACCGATAATGATTTGATTTTTTTATCCTCGATGGCTTGAAATCCATCCGCGACATCCTTCAAAAATGGTCGTTCGGTATAAAATTGTTCGTCATAATACAAACAAAAATGCCAAAATGACCTTTTGCACAATTCAATTCGCAACAATTCGCGAATGATTTCCCGTTTATTCGTTGTTTGTTCCTGGATCATTGCCCAACAATTCAATGATTTGTTCGGTTGTCAGATTCGACAAATCGGGCGCGATGTGTTGTTGACGCGTTTCCATGAAGGATGTCGACAATCGTTTGCGTTCCTCATCCGTTGCCATCAATTTCATCAATCCTATTTGCAATGCGGCATTCTCTGAATCGCGCCATTTGTTCCGCAATTGCGTTTTGGTTGATGTGCGCACATTGTTCAATGCTTCCTTTATATCGTCTAATTTATCCAATTCATGATTGTAAAAGGTCGCGCGTGAACATGGGATAAATGTCACGACCTCATCGATGAACACCAATTGATGTTGTTCGATTGCTTCCAATGAAAGCCGAATCAATTCGTTTTTGTCGTATGCCATGTTGATTGTTATTTTAAATCTGAATCAGCTGATTTTGGTTCGAATTCGACCAATTCCATTTTGACACTAAATACATAAGGTCGACCATCAACCAAAAGGATTTGAACGGGAATTGTTCCGATTGCGGCATTGTTTATTTGCCCATCGTATGCCAATTGTTCCGCCTTTTCAATTAGGGTGTTGATGCTTAATGTGTCATTGATATCCAAATCAATTTGTTGTTCGCTTATTTGTTCCATTTTGTTCCGTGTTTTTGTTGTTTAATCATCGCAATCCATGCACAATATTGGTTCGCATGAACCATTGGCGCATCCCTTCATGTTGTTGATGATAAAATCGATTGATTCGTGGTAATTTGTTTTTGTTCTTTTCATCACGACAAGCGCGATTTTGTCCATTGAATAGATTGGTTGATGTGATTCAACGCAATATCCGATGATACATCCATCGTAATCATCACCAAAGCAACGATCCAGGTCATCGAATATTTCATAATAACGCATGTTTAACCGAATATCAATTGATAAATCACCCAAAGGATGCATCCAACCGATACGCGTGTAAATGAATACACCATCAATGGGATGTCATCAAACCATTTTTTGATTGTCTTTTGTTCAATCCATGGTAATGAAACCAGGATTGCGCGGTCTATGAAATAAATGATTGTGAATATTGGCAACAATGCCATTCCCAATGCAATTTTGAATCGTTTTTTTGTCATGTTTAAATCGTTTTGTGCGCCCGTCAATTGCCATGGCAACGGTTGAATCAACGGGCGCGGTTTCAAAACATCCCTACAAAGGTAGGTTAATTTTCGGTTGTGTGGTTCATGATGGTAATCGTATGTGTGAATTCATCATTGCGTTCAACGTGTAAAACGTACACATGATGTTGACGCAACAATTGGATGATTGGTTTGATTGATTTGCGTTTGTCATCGTGAATTCGGATCGCGTTCAATGGTGAATGTCCAAAATCGGTTGATATTTGAACGATGGCATTCCAATTGCAACATGGTTGACTGATATAATAATCAATCAATAAATCGCGCAATGCTTTCGATGTAATCAATCCGTTTTGATATCGTTTTTTCACAACGGCAAATTACCAATTATTTTTTCAAGTACACGAACCACAATTGAATTCCCCGCTTGTTTGTATGCTTGTGTATCGGATACAACGGAAAAATCAAATGAATCGGGGAAATCCATCAAACGGAAACATTCGCGCGGTGTAAACCGTCTAATTGCGAACCCATCCCATAATCGAACCGCGTTGTGATGTGGTTCAACCAATGTTGGACAATTTGTGTTTATGCTTTGATTGTATACATCAATTGCCATGGGTTCACCATCTGATAAATCGTGTTTTTGTAGTGTGGCATTCAATCGTTTGTTTTCGTACATCAACACCGCTTGTTGAACTTGTGTATCCAATGTTTGCGCAACCTGGATACCAACACGACCGCGGCGCGTTTTTGAATTCAGATTCTCATAACAAATTGCGTCACCATGTTGCGCGATTTCATGTCCCAATGTATTATTGGTTTTTACCTTGACGTATGGATTGACGGAATCATTTTCGCCGTGTTTAATCAATGTTGAAAACTTTTTGATTGGTAGGTAATATTTTGAATCGATGTTTGATTCCAGAATATCAACCAATCGTTTTGTCAATTGTTCCTGGATCGGGAATCTGAAATCGTTGTCATTGTCATCGCGTATGCCGATGATGAACACGCGTTCGCGGTTTTGTGGGATGCCATGTTCCTTTGCATTCAATACATCATGGTAAATGTGATAATTGACCGCGTTTTCGTAGGGAAATAACACGGGCAATCCATTAACCGATTTCCCGCCCAAAAGGTTCAACCATTCACTAAATGTTTTTCCCCCATCATCCGACATCAACCCGCGAACATTCTCAAAAATGAAAAACCGCGGTTGATTTTTGGTGATAAATTCCAATGAATTGAAAAACAAAATTCCGCGTTTGTCATCCTTCCCTAATCGCGCCCCCGCTTTGCTGAATGATTGACATGGCGGGGATGTCATGTAAAAATCCAAAGGTTGATCCGGAATTGTGCGATTGTACACATTTTCGGGGAAATATGAAGGTTCACCATGATTGTGAATGTAGGTTGTTCGCGCATATTTATCCATGTCACACGCAAAAATCGTGTTCACCTTGAATCCTTTGGATGATGCGATGCGCCCGATTGCATAATCGAACGCACCCACACCGCTAAAATCCGAACCAACATTGATTGTTTTCATGGATTTTCAGTTAAAAATTTACCAATCTTTTCGATTGTATTGCCATGCAATCCCTTGTTCATGTCCCCGTGAATATAAATCCACAATTGTGATTGATGAACACCCGCACCCCTTGCGAATGATGCCAATGTCATTTGCTTTTTTTCCATGTATTCGGCAATCAACCGCTTTGTTTCCGTGTTGATGGTCATTAAATCTTTCGCTTTCATTTGATCCAGGTTTAAAATGGCAACCCATCATCACCCAATTGCACATTGGATGCATCCGTTTTTGTGACGATTGATTGTTGTTCCCTTTGTTGGAAGGATTGATTTGATTGAATTGGTTGCGGTGTTGCGCCCTGGTTCGTCAATGAAATTGCCCAACCATCGATTGTATTGAATACCTTTTCAATGCCATCGTTGCCCGTCCATGCGCGACCGCGTAAATTGTAATTGATTGACACATTGTTTCCAATGCTCACATTGTCCAACAACGCACATTTATCGTTGCTGAATTGAATCAATATCGTTTGCGGATATGTGTCATCCGTTTTTATCGCGATTTCGCGTTTGCTGAATTTATCGGATACATGATTTGTTTGTCCGATTTTGTACACGGTTCCCGTGATTGTGTTCGTTGTTCCCATTTGATTTGTTTATTTGATTGTTAAATTGTATTGTAAATTGCATCGTAATATTCGCGGCATAACGTCACCCGTTGTTGCATTGCCTGGATGACATCCGCATCATAATCGACAACGAATTTTTTCACCCGTTTTTCAATTGCTATGTGTCCGAAATTATGCATTCGGCGGATTTCCTCATCGGCAATTAATTCGATTTCGCTTTGGTCGTGATTTGCAAATCGCGGATCGGGCAACATTTTCCACACCTTCCGATTGATTTCATCCAACACCATTTGTTCGGGTGTGTCCAATAATACATAAACCAATTCGGATGTTCGGTGTCCCGATAATTCCATGTAAACCTGCAATTGAAAAAAATATCCCGCCGTTGGGATTTCATCCGCGAACCATGGGAATGTCAAACCCGAATAGGAACACTTGATATCCGCCAACAATGTTTGTGTCAACACATCGGGTTCACCCGTGAAAAATTCGTTAATCATCCGTTTTTTTGTCGGTTCAACATCGAACCAACCCAACACGCGTGATGCGGTGTCAATCCCTTCTGGTTCTAATTGAATCCCTTTGTCGATTGGTTTGCTTGAAATGTCATCGGTGATGCCATATTTGTCAAACAACACGGATTTTTGAACGGATTTTTTTGCGGTTTCTGAAAGTAATTCAGATTTTGAACGGGGATTTGTCATTAAATCCCCCATTTGCGATGCCCTCGCGATAAATTGATGCGTCATGTTTTGATGTTTTGATGTTTTGTTTTGCAAATATAACGAATTTAATCATTTATTTCACCCAATGTTGCCAATTGTGATTCGGTTAATTTAAAATCACCTTTTAATTTGTTCGCGTCCAATGTCCCATTTTGAACCGCTGAAATGGCGCGGATGAATTGTTGGTCGTTCAATGTTTTTTCCATTGGCTTTTCAGCTTTTTTCTTCGGTTGTCCTTGACCATCGGTGTCTGAATCAGATACAATACCCAAAATGGATGTCAATGCGTAACGGCGCATGTATGAAAGTTGTGATCCGAACGATTGCAATGCATTCATCCCCTTGAAATCCAATCCGCCGATGATATCCGTGGTTGACATGATGCGTCCCCCCGTTGGGAAATGAAAAACAATCGTTGTGATGGTTTGCCCGTTGACCAATTGGGTGAATCCTAATTCATTTTTTTTCAAAATCGGTGTGATTTTTTCGATGATTGTGGGCAAATCCGCATAAGAATAGCCGTATCCCTTTGTTGTTTTGTGGATGATGGGGCATTCGTATTGAAATTGCGCCATTGCTTTCAATAATTCTGAATTGATATCTTGCATGATGTTTTGATGTTTGTTTGATTAATAATTAATTGTAAATAAACGGATGCCAAATATTTTGACCTCAAATGTGCGCGGTTTTGGCTTTGATGATTCAATTTCGCCGTGTTTAACCTGGATTTTTTCATCGTGTTGAATAAATTCGGACACCAACGATTGGTCAAATGGTTGTTCCTGGATCAACACATCCGATTTTTCCGCGATTTGTTTGCCGAATGATTCCTTCCATGCGTTGTGTGATTCCTTTTCAACGGCAATTGGTGCGATTTGCGGACGTTTCTTTGTTTTGGTGAACATTTCCCCCTTTGATTTGCGTGAACGCAATTCAGCATGATAATTGTGAACCGCTTCGGCAATCTGAATGACCATTGCAACATTGGGATTGTTTCCAACCCATTTTTTGTGACCGCCTTTTGCGTGTTCAATGACACCCAATTTTTTCAAAAACGTGATGGGATGCGCCCCAATTTTGAATTCACGCGCAATGGGTGTTGTGTTCGCTTTTGGATTTGCATCCAATGCCGCCTTGATTTCGATAAATGCCGCCATGTATCGCGCAATTGTCGTTTGACTGATTCCTTTTCTTTTCATGTTGTTATTTGTTATTTAAATTAAATTGATTACAAATTCGTTTTTTTGGTTTTTTTCAACCAAATTGGATTTCAACAAACCAATCATCACGCGACCATCTACAAATTGACATGATTTCCTTTGTTTACCTTCGAATAATTCCCACAATGTTTTGCCACATGCCAATCCGCGCGGCTTTACGCATGAACCTTTGAGATTCATTTTTTGCATTGTTTGTTCTTTGTTCAATCGATTTTCCATTTTCTTTTGTTATTTATTGTTTAGGTTGAATTGATTACAAATTTTAATGAATCGTTGACGCGGCAATTTTCTGAATTGCTCAATGGTCATGTTTACGGATGCCGCGATGCGTTCCATTTTGGCATCAAGTTCCGCGATTGTTGACATTTTTTTCATGTGTTTAATATTTAAAAAGTTAATCCATGTTCATGAAATGTGTGAAACAAAGTTCATCGAAATCTTTGTCATCATTTTCATTGTCGTTTTTGTAGTTTTTCATGTCGTTTATGTTTTGTGTCATCAAATATATTAATTAAAATCAATATAACTATTCATTCGATAAAAATATTTTTATTGCCATCTGATATGTTTGAATCAATTCAATGATTTCGGGTGTTGTTAATTTCAAAGGTTGATTCCGGATCGATTCCAATTCATCAAATTTTTCTTGACCAATTTTCGCAATCAATCGTGGACGATATTCAACCAGGTTGCCGCCCTTTTCATGGTTGCAATGAACACATTGACCATGGCAATTTTGTATGTGGTAACGTAAATTTGGATATGAACCCACGGAAAAATAATGTCCCGCGTCATATTTTGAACGGAAGGGTTTGCCACATGAAATGCATCCATCGTTTTTGTCACGCAATCGAACCCAATGATTGAATACCTTTTGCAAATCATTCCGATAATCGGATGTGTTTTTCAACGATTTTTTCATTTCGTTTTTCCGTTGTTGCCAATTTCGTGATTCCATTTTTTTCAATTGTTCCAATCGTTGCATTGCTTCGATGGTTTTGCATTCTGGATTCCAACAATATTTTTCCAATGTTGTGAACCGTGGTTCGAATTCGGCGCGGCAATGTTTGCATTTTTTCATAATCCGTTGTAAAGGTTCGTATTTTGTTCCTTCAAATTTTTGATTTCCAACCGCATTTCCATGTTCTCACGATGATAATTATACATCAATGAACGCATGGTTGAAATCTCATTTTCCATTTGTTCAATGGCGGCATAAACATCAAGCATTGATTTCATGTGTTTATTCATCCCATCAATGTAATCGGTTGCATTCGGTCGTTTTTCCGTCACCTCATCAATTGACATTCGCAATGAATGAATGATTGCCGTGACATTTGATTTCGCTAAAATTAAATCTAATTGTTCCATGTGATCCAGGATTAAAATGGTACGTCATTGATTGGTTTGAATTCGTCATCATCCGTTGTGGCATTCCATGGAACACCGCCATAAATATTTTTTGTTGTGATGGGTTCTTTTTTTTCATCCGCATAATGACGATGTTCAATTCCGTGGATGTCATTTGATTCGTAATATCGTCCCGCATCAACATCGTATCGCATCGTAATTTGTCCGATGTTTCCAATGGATCGCGGTTTGATTTTGTTGAAATAAATATCAACCTCATTGGTTTCAAAATCGGGGCGGTCAATTGTAATCATACATTTGCCCGAATTGAACCATTCCGAACCCCCTTTTAAATCGTATGGGACGGGCGGTTTCCTTTTGCCATTTTCCTTTTCGGTCAATTTAGGGTGAATGATGGTGTGCAAATGTAGGTCGTTATTTTCCGCAATCGCATTTCGATATGGCAACACCATTTCCAAATATTGTGCGTATCCCCCATGTTCATTATACGGATGATTCAAATCCTTCCATGAATCGATTGATGCGGTTTCCAATCCAGAATCGTTTTTGATTTTGACCGCCATGTCCCAAAAATCCATCGGTGTCATTTTCGCCTTGACATCATGTTTGGTCAATACCAAAAAATGGTGTGTAATCCAATCCAATGTCGAAAATATTTCCTTTTCGCTGATATGATTCGGTGAACCTGGATCAAATGATTTGCCCGTTTTTTTGTGAATCAAATCGGCAATGATTTCCACATTTGAACCAACATCGGGAAAATATATCAAATGCCGCCATCCGTACATCACCGATGTGTTCATCAACATTTCCATCAAAAATTGTGTTTTGCCCGAAATTGGATACCCCGTCCAATCGGTGACGTTCCCCAATTGCATCGAATAATGGTTGTTGATGGAAGGAAATCCCAAATATTTCCCTTTGTCATGATACGTTGTTCGATACGATTGCAATTTGTTCAATACATCCGATGCGGATGTGACCTTGAATCCCTTTATCGATTCCAACATGGCACATTTTTAGCATTTGGTTTGTTCGTGTTTTTATCGGGAACCGTCACCGCGGAATATTTATCCAACACATCCGCCCGTGAAAAAAATTCGGGTGTGCAATATCGATATGCCGTATTGATGTGATATTCGTTCGATTTGCAATTCACAATGGCGGTCGCAATATCATCCTTCCGATATCCTTGTTTCAATCGTGCCATGAACGCGGTTCGGTTCTTTGAATTGATGGTGCGAAAATTACGTTTGAATGTATCATTGATTAATTTCAAAAGGGAATCGAAATCGATATGGTCGATTGTCTTGACATCGACATCATCTATATTGTTATTTATTACATTAACATTAACATTAACACTATCAGTTGGATTTGTTGACGTGTGTTGACGTTTGTTGACGTTTGTTGAATTGTGTTCAACAAAATCAACATGTGTTAACATGTGTTCAACACTTTCAACATGTGTTAACATGTGTTCATTTTTGTTGCGTTTTTCAGCTGACATTTTTCCCGCCTTGCTTCGCTTTTCCCTGGTTTCATCCCATCGCACCAAATCACGTTTCAACGATTGTTTGATTGGTTCAAATGCGATGTTGACAACGATGTCATCGGTGACCGGATCGCGGTCATTGACGTATTCCAAAAGGTGTTTAAATAATTTCCCCGCATATTCATCGGGCAATTTTTCGATTGTGTGAATCAAATCCACATACAAAAGAAACGATTTTTTATTGGTTGCCATTTGTTTGATTTTAGTGCATAAAAAAACCCCTTCATTATCGGCGCGGCTCTCACATCGCGTGTCAAATAAAGGGGCAATAATGCCATGTGTTCTATATTGTGAGAGCGAACACCGCTAATTTAATAAAGATTCCTTTTGATGTTTGTTTTTATTATCAACAATTCATCCATCGATTCGCAATTCATGATATCATCAATCAAAAATCGTGGTTGTGGTTTGTGATCCAGGTCATCAATTACGGGTTGAACGTGATGCAAATAAACTGCATCATTTGATTTTGTATACAATTTATGTTTTTTCAATCCATTGATGACGGTTGCATGGTCTTTATTAAACAACAATCCAATGTGTGACAATGATAATTTCGCCATGTGCAATTGATGATATAAATAATATCGTTTGTAAATAATCGCATGATGTCGGTCATTACGCGTCAATTTGTATTTTTCGATAATGTCATAAACATTTGACATGAAATCAGCTGATTCCTTTGTTTTAGTTTCCATCGCGTCCAAATGTTTCGTCATGATAATGTTCGCCACACAACCATTGGC